AAATGAAGCAGTATTTACTGCGTTATCTGCATTAGGATATCGAACAGATGGGGTTCCAATTCTTTTCCAATTGGTATCGGATGCCCAATCCACTTCAATAGTAATATCCTGAGTATCTTGTAAATCTACGATAATAGCATTTTGCTGATTCAGTTTTGTAGACGAGCTAGATATCAAGGTGTGTTGTGCATGATTAGGATCATACTTAATAAGCACCTTTCCTCTGTGGAATTTGGAACATACAAATTCAAAACGAATTTTAATGTTACCACGCCATGCCACAAAAGGCAATGCTGCAAACATCAAAGCTGTTGGTTGAATCAGAGCCTCATAAGATGCATTAGGTAAACTTGTTAATCCAGTATTAAACGCTGGATTAATTTGAGCCGTATATAACACGTCCGTCATTGCAACATCAGTATCAGCCCATGTAAAAGTATGTACATACGATTCACGTGCTGAAATTGTTTGTATTGCCATATCATCTATACCTGCAACACCCCCATATAGAGGATCAACAGATAACTCTTGTTTTGGATCAACCGTCAATTTTAATGATGTCTCAAAACCGGTGGTATTGGCTCCATTTTGATATGGTTGATTTTTAACAAAAGTAGGATTGGACATTACAATAGGACGTCCCCATCCAAATAATGAGGCTACCCGTCCCACTGCATTAGCAATAGTTGAAGTAGCTTTCGCAAAAGGTCCGATTATAGGAATTTCTTGTAAAGCACTTCCTGCTTTAGAAACAGCAGATGCAACCTGAGTTACTGGTCCTGGAGAAGAATATTCATCTCCGACTTTTTCCAATGAGTTCATCACTCTGGTACCCATTGGTTTACTCTTGTCATACATTGGTTTTCCTCGCATTGATTTATTAAAATTAGAGGTTTTAACAGTCTTAGACTCAGCAGTAATATCAATGTCTGTACCGGTAATACATCCTAACTCAATATTAGTAACCCATGCATAAACATTTAATGAAACAAATGAATCATAATCATCATTTGCTACACCAATTTTGTTAAGGGTAACCATTCTAAGTTCACCAGCTTGAAACATATCTTCAAAATCAACTGCGTTAGTAATCACAGTACTAGCATTGTTATACAATCTATGACAATTTTTGTAAGAAATAAATGGTAACTTCATCTCTACAGGTGTATTTTCTTTAACATCGACATAGGCTATGCCAGGTGCTTGAGATAAATAGCACTTGTAAGGAGGTAGAACGTCTGCAGTGGGAGGTACTGTAGCAGCCAAGAGTTCATCATATTGTGTTAAATTGTCATTTTGATCAGCATATGGCTGATACGACAACATGACACGACCATAATGATATGGCGTAACCGTAGTACTCACCTTCACATGTAAATCTCCTTTGAAAAAAGCATAATTGGATAATTTAGCTCTCACGGCAGAATCACTAGACCATAAAGCCCAAGGATTAAGGATTACATTTTGTTCAGTATTTGAAGTCCATGTACTATCATAAATAGTAACAGGTCTCTCAAAAAACTTTGATAGATCATACTCTGTTTGTAAACCAGCATCACTATCATGAGAAGGCTCTCCAGCACTATATTGCTCAGCAATTTCACCAGCGTGTTCAGTGACATTTTCTTTAACGTCACTAACCGCAGGTGCACCGACATTCATTTCACCTACAACGTGGGATTCAGTGAAGACAGCGGGTTTAAAAATACCTCTCTGCGCTTGACGCATTTCACGTTTTGCGGATGTAACTTTTTTCCGTCTATCTATGAGCGATTTAGTTTTTTCTTCTGAATCAACTTTACTTAATTCTGAAACTCTCTTGCGATATGCCTTACGAGTTCGAACATTCCATAAAAGTTCTTTTCGATTCAAAAGATCAGTAAGATCATATTGATCTATTTCTCTTAGTCCAGTGATAGCAGGATCCTTTTCAGCATCCAAAGCATTCACCGTGTTAGTAGACGAATTTCCACTCGTCTCACCAATAGTTTCCAGTTTAGACTCAATTGGAGGAGTTGTTGTTTTGTTTTCATTTAATTTATCCATGAATTTATTGCCTGCATTGGGCTTGCCTTCACAAGGTTACAATTTAATCCAAATGGGCCTCTTTTCTACAGCCTCCTTGTGGCCGCTAATATTTAAGGTGCAGCGAACACCATATCTTCGTCATATAATGACTTATAAATAGTTGCGAAATCCGGAAAAACATGAAATATATCATTTTGATTTCTTCCATAGAATTTCGCACAAGCAA